GAACCACAAGGCCGAGATCATCGTGTCGACGCCGAGCGCGTCGGTGGTGGCCGCCTTCAAGGTCGGCCAGGCCGTGAGCTTCGAGCTGTGAGGGCGATCCTCATGCTCCCGCTTGAGCTGGCGCGCGCCGCCTGGTGGACGTGGGCGCCGCGCGCGCTCGGCGGCAAGCCGGAAGGGGCTGCCCGATGAACCGGCGCGGCTTCTTCAAGGGCGCGATCGGTCTCGCCTTCGTGCCGATGCTGCCGGCGGCGGCGCTGCCTGCGGCTGCGGCCTCACGCGCCAGCAACCCGCTGTTCGGGGGCGAGATCGGGCGGTGGGAGGGTGTCAAGATCCACCAAGCGCCCAAGTTGTCGCCAGAGGCCGTGCGCGTCTACAGCCGCCACCTGTGGGCGGAATCGAGCCGCGTCCGCCGCCTTCAGTCATTGCAGGCCGAGCTGAACCACATCCGCTCGTCGCTGCTGCAGCGGGTGCTGTGATGGGCGTCATCCTCGGCGGCGATACCGCGTGGAAGGTGCGCGTCAAGGGCGACATCGTCTGCGCCTTCCACTGGGTCCAGGGCGAGCCCGCGATGTGCCTGTACCCGCGCGACAAGCGCCTCGGGGCGGCGGCGTTCGTCATCAAGCTGTCGGTGGCGCACCAGTACGCGCGCAGCAACGGCTACCCGACGAAGTACCTCATGGAGGCCTGCGGCAAGGCCGCCGTGGTGATGGGCATGGAGGCGCAGGGCTTCACGATGCACCGCATCGCCGACGTGATCCTCGACGGCCTGCCTGACCTGGTGGAGATGCCGCCGGAGCCGGCCTTCCCGAAGAAGAAGGGCCAGCGCGCCGGCGAGATCACGCTGAAGCTCGGCGACAAGGAGATCGCGACCAACGAGATCGAGCTGCCGTCCTCCATCGAAATCCCCTCGATGACGAGCCACTGACATGGAAGCCCTGGCGGACGTTCGCGCGAAACCCAAGGACGGCTCGCTGGAGCGTTGGCTCGACGAGCAGAACGAGCGTCTGAAGGGCTGGAAGCCCGGCGAGGCGCACAAGCTGGACTCGCCGAAGATGAAGAAGCTCCAGCAGCGGCTGCTGGAGTGGTACCACCAGGAGCGCGAGAAGCAGGCGCCGAACCGTTACCAGATGGCGCTCGACGCCGACTTCTACGACAACCTGCAATGGGACGAGGAGGACGCCGCCGAGCTCCGCGAGCGCGGTCAGGCGCCGCTCGTCTTCAACGTCGTGGCGTCAACCGTGGACTGGATCATCGGCACGGAGAAGCGCAACCGCGTCGACTTCAAGGTGCTGCCGCGCGCCGAGGACGACGTCCAGAACGCCGACGCCAAGACGAAGACGCTGAAGTACCTGTCGGACGTCAACAAGACGGCGTACTACCGCTCGCTGGCCTTCGCCGATGCCGTGAAGGTGGGCGTGGGGTGGGTGGAGGATGCGGCGCGCGGCGACCCCACCGAGGAGCCGGTCTACAGCGGCTACGAGAACTGGCGCAACGTGCTGTGGGATTCCTCGGGCAACGATCGCGCCGGCCGGGACTGGCGCTACGAGTACCGCTGGAAGTGGATTGACCTCGACATCGCCGAGGCGATCTGGCCGGATCGGCGCGCGCAGCTCCAGAGGGCCGCCGTTGCCGCGAATATGTGGGGCTCCGAGGAGGACGAGGACTTCTGGTACCTCGGCCAGCACTTTCAGGCGCGCGGCACGCAGGGCGAAGTGATCGGCCGGCGCAACTACGCGAGCGACTCCGCCCTGGTGAACAACCGCCGGGCCCGGGTGAAGATCATCGAGTGCTGGTATCGCATCCCGCAGCGCTGCCTGATCTGCCGGGGCGAGGCGTTCAACGGCCAGCCCTTCGACAAGAGCAACGACCTCATGCGTCGCGCCGCGCTCGAGGGCGCCATCAACCTGGTCGAGCAGATCACGATGCGGGTGCGCGTGGCGCTGATGACCGAGAACGATCTCCTGGCCGAGCAGGAATCGCCGTACCGGCACAACCGATTCCCGCTGACGCCGATCTGGTGCTACATCCGGGGCCGCGATCGCATGCCCTACGGTGTCATTCGCCGGGTGCGCGACCCGCAGGAGGACTTGAACAAGCGGGCCTCGAAGGCGCTGTTTGAGGCCAGCACGAACCGCGTCATCGCCGACCACGACGCGCTGGACGGCACCGGCCTGACCTGGGACGACATGCGCGAGGAAGTCGCGCGGCCCGACATGCTGGCGACGCTGAAGAAGGGCTCGCGCTTCGAGATCGTCGACAACACCGAGCGCTCGAAGGAACACCTGCACCTGATGGATCGCAACGAGCGCATGATCCAGCACGCCGGCGGCATCACCGACGACAACCTCGGCCGGCGCACCAACGCCACGAGCGGCGAGGCGATCAAGGCCCGCCAGCTGCAGGGCTCCGTGGTCACGGCGGAGATCTTCGACAACGAGCGCTTCGCCATCCAGACGCAGGGCGAGATCCAGCTCTCGCTGGCCGAACAGTTCATCAGCGAGCCGAAGGTCATCCGGCTGGTGGGCGCCCGCGGCGACCTCGACTTCGTCAAGCTCAACGAGCCCGAGGTACAGTCCGACGGCTCCGTGCGGTTCCTGAACGACATCACGGCGACCAAGGCCGACTTCGTCGTCGATCAGCAGGACTTCCACCAGAACCTGCGGCAGGCGATGTTCGATTCGATGACCGACCTGGTCGGGCGCATCGCCGCCTTCAACGCGGAAGCCGCGCTGCGGATCCTGCGCATGGCGCTGGAGTTCTCCGACCTGCCGAACAAGGACGAGATGGCCGGCGAGATCAAGTCAATCCTCGGCCTGGTCGACGAGGAGGACTTGGAGCGCATGACGCCGGACGAGCTCGCCGAGCACCAGCGCCAGCAAGAGGAGCGCGCCGAGGCCGAGCAGTTGCAGAAGCAGGCCGCCGTGCTCGAGGTCGCCAAGCTCGAAGGCGAGGTCAACAAGCTGCAGGCCGAGGCGGAGCGCCTACTCGCCCAGGCCGACGAGCTGCGCGCCAGCATGGGCGCCGAGGGGCTCGGCGACGACGAGCGTGCCGCGATCGACAAGGACTACCGCAGCACGATGGATCGCTACGAGAAGACGGCCGCCGCGGCGCTGGAGCAGGCCCGCGAGATGATCGAGAAGCTGCAGCAGCAGAACCGCACGCTGGAAGTGCGCCTCGCCGACAAGTCCGAGGAGATCCAGCAGCGCCACAAGACGACGCTCGCCACCGCGCGCATCGGTGCCGATGCCAAGGTGAAGACGGCCAAGATCACGGCGAAGGCGAAGCCGGCGCCGGCGGCAGCAGCCAAGAAGTCCACGACCAAACGGAGGGCGGCATGAAAAGCAAAAGCAAGGGCAAGTCGAGCAGGGCGGTCGGCATCGGCGCCTACGATGAGGCGAAGTGGCGGGCCGAGCACGATATGAACACGCTGCTCGAAGCCAAGAAGATCGAGAACGACCCCAAGCGGTTCGCGGCGGCCAAGGCCTGCGCGCGCGAGAAGCTCGAAGCGGTGGCATCGGTCGCCGGCGCCAGCGCGAAGTCGTAGGGCACAGGCAATTCAACCCCCACCGGGCCGCAGGAAGTGGCCCCAAGGAGCGTAAGTCATGCTGAAGGCTGAAGGAAAGGAAGACGAGAACAAGACGGGCGCGTACACCGAGGACGAGCTCGCCGGGCTGTCGGACACCGAGCGCGCTGCGCTGGAGGAGAAGGACGACGACGTCGACGCGCTGCGCCAGATCGCGGGCGCCGGCGACGACGACGACGACGACGGCGAGGACGCCGCTGCCAAGGCGGAGCGCGAGAAGGCCGAGGCTGCTGCCGCTGCGGCGGCGAAGGCGAAAGAGGACGCCGCGGCGAAGGCCGCCGAGGACGAGGCCCGCAAGAAGCGCGAGGCCGAGCTCGCCGCAATGGACGACGACGAGCGCAAGAAGGCCGAGGAAGCCGACCGCCTGGCCGCTGCCGACGCCGCCGAGCGCGCCAAGGCCGAGGCCAAGGCGAAGGCCGAGGCCGATGCGTCACGCGGTGCCGACGACGAAATCGAGCCGCTGGTCACGACCTACCACGTCGCGCCCCCGGAGAACTACGACGCCCGGGTGAAGGAGATCGACGAGCGCAAGGCGAAGGCCACGGAGAGCTATCGCTCGAACGAGATCGACGTCGACGAGATGCTGCGGCTACACGGCGAGGCCGACCGCGAGCGGCGCGATCTCGACAACCAGAAGCTCAAGGCCGATATGGCCGCCGAGATGGCCGAGCAGCAGGGCGCGCAGCGCTGGCAATGGGAGGTCAACCGCTTCATGAAAGATGTCCTCAAGCACGAGGGTATCGACTACAAAAAGAGCGTGGCGCTCAACGCCGCGCTGGACGCCGAAGTGAAGCGCCTCGCCAACGACGAGGCCAACAAGGACAAGTCCGGCGAGTGGTTCCTGAAGGCCGCGCACGACAACGTGAAGACGGAGATGGGCCTGAAGGCCAGCAAGCCGGAGGGCGACGACAAGGGCGGCGATGCGGCGGCCAAGGCCGCAGCGGCTGCAGCGGCCAAGGCGGCAGCGGAGCGGCGCAAGCAGGCCGACGCCAATCGCGACAAGCTGCACCGGGGCATCAGCGATCTGCCGGCGGCGGGCGCCGGCGAGATCGGCAACGAGGGCGAGTTCGCACACCTGGAAGGGCTCAACGGCATGGAGCTCGAGAACGCCGTGGCGAGGATGACGCCGGACCAGCAGGACAGGTACGCGCGGACGTAAATGCAGGAGACTCGCCGCGCGTTTTCCATCGACGTCAAGGTCGGTGAGTCCGTCACCATCGACCGCGGGCGCGTTCGCGTGCTCGTGACGGTGCTGGAAAAGAGCGGCAAGACCGCCAAGCTCGGCTTTGAGGCTCCGGCGGGAGTTCCGATCAACAAGGTCACGCTGTATCCCTCCGGCGCGACGCAGGCAAAGAACGGCATCGGTAGCAACTGAGGGTGTAGCACCCCGGCTTCGGCCGGTTCTACGGTTGGCGCGCAGGAAGTGCGCCTTGGTCAAACAAGGAGCACTTCATGAAGACCATCGTGGGTCTCAACGACCCGAAAGCAGTAAAGAAGTTTTCCGCCTTCCTGGCGGTGGACGTGGGGCGCAAGTCCTACTTCAGCAAGAAGTTCATGGGTGTGGGCGAGGAGGCGCAGACGCCGATCCAGATGCTTCCGCACCTGGAGAACGACGCAGGCGACCAGATCTCCTACGACCTGGTGATGCAGCTGAAGATGCAGCCGATCGAGGGCGACAACACCCTCGAGAAGAAAGAGGAAGACCTGAAGTTCTACACGGACTCCCTCTACATCGACCAGGCCCGCGGCGGCGTCAACACCGGCGGCCGGATGACGCGGAAACGCACCATCCACGACCTGCGCAAGATCGCGCGGGTCCGCCAGTCGGAGTGGTGGGCGCGTGTGTTCGACGAGCTGCTGTTCATGTACCTGTCGGGCGCCCGCGGCGTCAACG